GGGGGGGGGGGGGGGGGGGGGGGGGGGGGGGAAGATGAATCCGCGTCACTGCGAATAAACAGGGTAATGTGGGAGTGGGGGTGAAGTTTCTCCAAAATAAGTGGAAAATGTCTTTAATTAAGTTTTTAATTTAAACCTTTCTTGTACAATCATGATTCAATTCCAGTTTTCTTCCAGTTTTCTTCCAGTTTTCTTCCAGTTTGTTGTTTTCATTGTCATCCTCCCTTGTCTCCACCCTTTTCCCTGGTCCTCTTTCCTCTCATGAACATACCATGGGTCGAGAAATATCGTCCGTCTATCTTTCAAGACGTGATTCTAGACTCTCAAAACAAAATATTTTTTGAAAACATTTTGCATCAATTGTATTTTCCCAATCTCCTCATATATGGCGGGCCAGGCACAGGCAAGACAACGACCGTGATTAATCTCATCGACGCCTATCAAATGAAAACTCTTGGCAAGCGAAATTCCAGTCTTATCATTCATCTCAATGCCTCTGATGAACGCGGAATCGACATCATTCGATTGCAAATAAATCAGTTCGTGCAATCGAAATCCCTCTTTGATAGTCATCAGAAGAATATGAAGTTTATCATTTTGGACGAAGTGGATTATATGACCAAAACGGCTCAACAAGCTCTTCGATACTTATTGCAAACGTACACGGAAAACGTTCGTTTCTGTCTCATTTGCAATTATATTAGTCGAATCGATATTGAGTTGCAAAACGAACTTTTGAAAATCCACTTTCACGAATTGCCGCGCGCATTCGTTTACCGATTCTTGCAGGATATTTGCGAAAAGGAGAATCTCATTCTTGAAGAGGATTCCTTGCGTAAGATTCAGGATATCTACAAGTCCGATCTTAGAAGCATGATCAATTTTTTGCAAATCAATCAAGACATGATACAGGCAGGAAAATTAACTGTTTTGCATAACGAAATACTTTTACAATTTTTGTTGGATTTACGTGGAGATCCCGAGAATGGGGAATGGGATCCCGACACCGATCTTCCTTTGCATGTAGATCAAGTCCTGTATCTTATGTCGTTTTACAATATGGATGCAAAATCATTTGTAAAACAGGCCTTTATGATGACTATTCGGGGTGGAGGCGCAGGACCTCTTTGCGACATTTCCCCACCCTTTCTAGACTTTGTCGAAAATATTGTCCACAACCCTTGCCATGGGGGAAATACTCTTATGTACCTCAACTACACCCTCTCTCAACTCCACCGATACCTACGGATTCAGAAAAAGAGAACTTAAAGACTTCTTTAAATACAAATGGTATTTTTAATTCGCTGCATTCCTCTATATCACAATTTAAATTCATTGAAACATTCAATCGTTGCGCCCATGGATGAAGAATGGGAGGAATTCATGAACAATATCGATGAGGATTTTGCGGGATTGTCATTGTCCTGTGAATCGACCAAGCCATGTCCAGAACTTATGGCAGGATCCCTTCTTTCTCCATCTCCTTCTTTTCTTCCTCCTACTCCTCCTCCTCCTCCTCCTCCTCTTGATGGCCCATTTGCATCCGATCTCTATATTTCCACGCAAACCAAGATCGCCTATTTAAATACTAAGATCGAATTGTTTGACTTATTTTGGCGGATTCCGATCCAAGATTACGGAGACCCCAAGATCGGATTTGTCAAAAAGCAAATGAAATTTAATTCCTTTTCAGAAGACGAAGTGGCTGTGCTCCAAGCAAAAATAAAAGAAGAGCGACAACGGGTTCAAGAGGACATCATATCCAGATGCACTACAGCCCCCATTCCGCGAATGTCTGCATTGTATGCTGCGCAACAAATTCCCGCCATGGTCCTACCGAACCCTTATAAAGATGTACGAAAAATTACGGTTGGATTATCCCGAAAAGACCTCACGAATCATATCAGCAAAAGAAAAAGTGCCTTCTACAATTGTTTCATTGTCATCATGCGAGCTGAAATGCCGACGACTTTGAAAGAATTCAAAGAGTTTCATGTCAAAGTTTTCAACACGGGGAAGATCGAAATTCCAGGGGTACAGACCCAGCTCATCTTTGAATCTATTTTGAACCAATTCTTGGATTTGATGAAACCTCTTCTCCTTTCTATGACGATGGATTCCCTTACCACTCCCCTTCCCGCATCTACCAATATTCATTTCCATTCGCATACAGATACCGTACTCATCAATTCCAATTTCAAATGCGGCTTCTATATAAAACGAGACGTTTTGTTTGATCTCCTCACCAAAAAATATGGCCTACAGTGCATTTATGACCCTTGTTCGTATCCAGGCATTCAATGCAAGTTCATCTACAGTGCAGCGGATCCGTCGGCGGACCCCACTTGTACCTCCGAAGTCTACAATCATCCGCGGCCATCTTGTGTAAAGATGGTGGCGAAGCAAAAAGCCAAATGTCTTCAGGTCTCCTTTATGATATTTCGAACAGGGAGTGTTCTTATCGTGGGCATGTGCAATGAAGAAACGGTTCATCGTATCTACGAATTTCTCAAAAATATTTTACGCACAGAGTATTCCTTGATCGTACAAGAAAACCATGGAGAAGTGGCCAAAATCAAAGTCAATCGGGCCCGTCGAAAAACGATTTTTTTAGACTCGTCCGTCTAAAACTCATCATGAATGACGATGATATCTTCCCCATCATTCCCCATCATCATCATCTCTCCTTGGGAGCTTTCGGAATCGACCAAATCAAAAAGTATCAGGCAGGCTGAGGGATTTTTCAGACGGGTCATCCATTCTTTTAAATCTTCGTGAACCCCTTTCATGAATTGTTGTTTTACTCGGCCCATCCAAGTGTGCATTCGCTGAAAAAACATTAAACTTTTCGACTTTGAAAAATGACTCGTATTGTTGTCCAATCTCACTGTCTGCATTATTTCAAATACAGTCTTTTTGTAAACAAACAAAATCGCGTCTCGAGAACTCAATTTTAGGAAAGTATGTTTGTCCACCATGATTTGATTCAAAAATTCCACGTAATAATAGTAGGCTCTTTGGCCATGATAAAAAGCCATTTGGGAATTGTATGTATGGAGAAGGGTCAGGCAAAACACATAGGTGACTGCATTAAATCCTCTTTCGAACAAAAAGAAAAAATAATCGGCTGTTTCAGGGGCTTCTTGCAAACGCTTGTTTGTCTCATAAAACAACAACAAATAGTCTGAAATCAACTGAATGTAGTTTAATTGCACGGTCTCAAACAAACAATACTCTTCCATCACGCAGGGGTTGTAATTTTCTAGATTTCCTAAGCAAAATACTTGACCGTCAAGACTATTTTTGTTTTTGTTGTCGCCATTTCCTTGGCGATGGCCACGCGAACCTTGACGGAAATGTGCGTTCCGTGTATGCGCGGTCGAAACGGAAGTGGGTCCATTCGATGAATTGGAAGGTGGAAGATGACTCATTATCGAAGAACGAAAAAAAAACGATGAATGGAAAAGAAAAGGGTTTAATATATATACGTTCGTTTTAGGGAAAAATATTGCTGACGCCAGAGTAAAATTTTTTCCAGGATCCGATCTTATTTTTTATTCTCTCTTATATTTGCCATTCTACATTTAGAAGAACGCAAAAATTCTATTTGCCTTATAATATCGCATCTTTTTATTTTCTAAAATGAGCACATCCCGCGCCACCACTTCGACCAACGCAAACTATCGCCTTCCCGCAGAGGCCACCATGAAACATGCTGCAAAATTAGGCATTGTTGAAGACAAACCGATCATGATGGATTACTGGACAGCCAGCTTAGAAAAGAAGGCCCTAATTGGGGTAAAGGAAAACAATGAAAAGCTTCTAGTCAAGAGCGAAGAAGAATACACCAGCACAATCGGCAAGTTCTACAAAAGTGCGGGTGAATATATTATCATTACTGAAAATTCGATTTATATTGTGTCCAATGAAATTCCATCCCGTAAAATTTCATAAAGGTCGGGTTTATGCGAAGACCCCGCAGCCTCCTTTGAAGGCCAATGCGTAAATGATATAAAAGTACGGGAATATGAGAGCAGCAAGGAATGACCAAATTTCGAAATTACCTCCATTACATTTCCACGACATATATATTGCACTCAGCGACATCAAAATATAAACCAAACTAAACAAAACGTCCCCTATTGTTCTGTGATAGTACTTGGGGGGTTGGTATTCGACGACATAGGAGGGGGTTCTTCGGTTTTTAGCCATTTAAAAGATTTGCGAGAATAGTTTCCTAAATCTTGAGCGCAAAGAGAAATGGTCGAAATGAAAAAAGACTTTAAATTTTTTATTCTAATCGAAAAGACAAGAAAAAAAATTTACATAGAAAGAAGACATTCTTTTGTTGCGAAAGAGATTGGATAGGACGGGAGAAATGATGGATACGGTAGTTACAGAAAATGTGAAACGGTTACTCGAAGAGCTGAATATTGCAGTCAAACTATTGAATAGTGCATTGGAAAAGAATGACTCTCAACAACTTCAATCTGCTGGCGCTTTAGTGAAAGCAGCCCTTGTGCAATTAGATGTTGTTTTGTCGGGATCAAGTAATGGATTGACCCAACAGCAAAATATTATGCCAACTCTTAATGCCGCTGGCGCTGACGCATTGAAAAGTGCGTCGGGACTTGCTGGCGCATTAGGTGCAAAGGTAAATGATACGCTAAGTAACTTTAATTCCGCTGACGCAATGAAAAGTGCGTCGGAAGCTGCTGGCGCATTAGGTGCCAAGGTAAATGGTACGCTAAGTAACTTTAATTCCGCTGAAGCAATGAAGACTGCGTCGGAAGCTGCTGGCGCATTAGGTGGTAAAGTAAATGATACGCTAAGTAACTTTAATTCCGCTGAAGCATTGAAAAGTGCGTCGGGTGCGGCTGGCGTATTAGGTGGTAAGGTAAATGATACGCTAAGTAACTTTAATTCCGCTGAAGCATTGAAAAGTGCGTCGGGTGCGGCTGGCGTATTAGGTGCGAATATGACCGACAAGCTAAAGGCGGTTGGAAACCCCGCGGAAGCCCTAAAAGCCGCTGCTATAAGCAAAGTATTGCCAGGACCTTTCGGCAATTTTGCGAAAGGTTTAATGAAAGGAGGACGTAGAAAACGACGGTTTACACAAGGGAGATATAAAACACAAAAATATCTTCTCAAAAGGAAAAGGGGGCGTTCAAGGTCTCACTTCTCACCAAGGTTGACGCGATAGCCGCCGCTCCACCCGCTATCGCCGCCGCTTCATGCTTTCCTAAATCTACATTCAATTCCAGAGCATCCAGATTGCTGACCTGACGATGAGATTCATACCACGCTTTTTTCGTTTCATCGCTCAATGTTGTTTGGAAATGAGTTTCGTACTCTCGCGGAGTATCGTAATACAAATCGCAAAGCATATTGCGTTTTGGAAACGCCCCACAGATTCGCACGCGAAAATAGTCTGCCTCATAAACTGACCCCACTGTATGAAACGAACAATAACTATCCCCAGTAATAGCATTCACGATACGACTTCCTCTTCCTCCTGTGACAAACGCGTGATTTAAAACAGGAGACCCCCCTTTGATTTTAAAATGATAAATATCATAATGTTGCCCTCGTCGATGATCTAGTACACGTCCCGACGATGGATGAGGAAAACGCTGAGCCATTTTTCTTCAAAAAAACGATGAGCTATCAAAAATCTTTGCAAATCGCTTCAATTGGATAAAATTCTATGATTTCTCTTCGTAAGACGATTTCTTTTTATGTTGTTTTTTCTACGGAACCCCCTTTCGCTAAATCCATCAGTCGCTTTCTCTCACTGATCGATTTTTGTATAATTTCGTTCATTTTTTCCATCAAAAATTGGTTTTGGGCCTTCATTTGCTGATTTTCTTGTACGATCTCCTGCATTTTTGCAGCCTGCTGAGCCAATTTCCCCTCATACAAGGACGCTAATTCGACTTGACTCATCGAGAGTAATTTTTGAGTCGCCGCCTCTTTTTGCTTTTCCATTTCTTCGTCCCGTTTTTTCTTCAATACCTCTATCTGCAACAAAACATCGGGTTTGTTTTCAACTTTTCCAAACTCGTGGTAATTTGCCAACGCGACATCAATGTCCTCCAAGAAAAATTTCCGTATCTCTTCTTCTTTGACCAAGTCCTCGACTTTCACCGTCGACTCCTTTTGAAATGGATTGGGAGTTTCGAGCAAACTCTTTTTGTCAAACGTATTGTGGACGTGAGAAAAAACCACAATTGTTTTAAAAGGATCCAGTTGGACAAAGGGAATGGTGTAATTCTTCAAGAAAAATTTTTCTTCTGCCAAGCAAGCATCTTCTTCATAGCGCGTATGCCGCAAAAGCTTCTTCGGAAAAGCAAAAGTAGCTGCCGTGGCATGGGTAGGACTGTAGGGTCCGAATTGGTACATTTGCTGAATGTGCTTAAAATAAATAAACATTTGACTCGATCCCGCACAAAGAGCCTGGGGATTTTGAAGAAGGGTTTCGATGGCATGGGAAACACGATCGGGTGGATAGTAATCGTCATCGTCCATGTAGACAATATATTCGCCTTCTGCCTTGTCGTGCATAAAATTGCGTTTCTTTCCCAAGGTCATCTTTTCATCGAAAGCAAAATATTTTACTTGAGGAATGTCCCTCACCAAGTCTTCTATTTTGTCTGTGCCATCATCGACAATCACCCACTCCATTCGGTCTTTAGGATATATTTGATTCATGAAACATTGAATCATGACCGAGATGAATGGACGGCGATTGAATGTAGGAGTACAAATACTTACCATGGGAAGAAGATCGTCGGCATGATCTGATGGCTCGGTCAGGGGCTTTCTTTTCGGCTTTTTTTTATTTTCGGGCATATGGCCTGAAAAAAGGGGCGGGTATGTATGGTGTTTGTAAAAAGAATTCAAATGGTAGAATTCAAATGGTGGTTTTAAAAGAGAAGGGAACAAAAAAATTTGCCTTTTAAAAAACTTTTAAGTAGATAAATTAAAAGTTCTTTTCTCAGTCCGTATTTAAATTGGAGTTTTCTCTTTGAGTTTTGAAATTGTATTTTATTTTTTCCACCCTTATTGATTCAAAAAAAAAGTATGGTCGACAAAACAAGAAGTCGAATGGATGCAGAGAAGAGAAGATCTGTTGAACTCAAAAGAACTGTCCGAAAAATGGTAAACAAGCAACTCAAAAAGATGCTGCCTGCACGAACTCGTGGAAAATTTCGGCGCCAGCGAACCCGTCATAGAGGTGGGGATCCACCAGAAGGTAACAAAACATTCCTGACTCAACCTTTCCAACCATCCCCTGAAATGATGAATAGTGACGGGAGCCCCATCAAACCGCCAGAAACTTCCCAAGACGGGTCGGCGCCTCTCGCTACTGCTCCTTCGTTGAGTGCTTTGAATATGGGAGGGGATTCTAGCAAAGATTCGTTTTCTCTCTTGATGCCATCGTCTCAAGACACTCCAAGAGCCATGGAAACTCCATCGATTCCTCCTCCTGCGCCAGCCTCGGGACCGTCAATGGCTCCCGCTCCCGCTCCTCCTTCTGCCCCTGAAAATTCCGCCTCACCTGCCCCAGCCCCTCCATCCGCTCCTGAAGCACAAACAGATTTTTTTGGATCGCCGATACCAGCTCCAGCTCCAAATCCTAGTGCTTTTCCAGCTCCCACTGATTCGCCTTCTGGGGACATGACTGCGTCATCTATGGAAGAATCAAAATCGTTTGAAGTTCCTCCTCCCCCGCCCCCAAGAGCCGACAATCCCCGAATTCCAGAGCCATCCCCTTACCCATACGAAGAAATCCAAAAAAACAATCAAATGGATTCACAAAATGCCGCGATGGCGGGATCTTCGTCGTCAGGGATGCCAAGTTTTTTCATGAACGATTCAGGCTCTAGCTCTCCTGCTTATGCATCTGAAAAT